ATGGACTCCAGCAACGTGTCCGCCCACTCCGGCAGGTCCATGTCCAGCAGCACGTCGCGCAGGCCCTGCCCGGCTTCGGCCAGGAACTCCTTCCAGCCCTTCTCACCGTCCGCGAAGATCCGCGGCGCCCACCGGGACTCGCGGTCGTCGTTCCAGTTCAGCAGTTCGCGGTCGCCCAGGGCGATGCGCAGCGCACCCCACGAACCGTCCTTGCTGCTGTCGTCGGCGAAGCCCAGGGCCACTTCGTAGCCCGCTGCCTGTCCGAACGACCGGGCGAAGCCATCCAGCGCGCCGCCCAGGCTCTGCGCCATGGTGGAGAGCACGCTACGCACTTGCTCGGAGTCCTGCACCCACGGCATGCCCGAGCCGAACTGGTTGTCGATGTTGTCGCGCGGGTTGTAGCCGGGCAGGCCTTCCTGGTCGTCCAAGAAGTCGAGGTTCGTGCGCAGGCCCTGGCCACGGCTCCACGCGGCCGAGCCGCCGATGTGCGGCGTGCCGGAGTCGTCCAGCCCATCTAGGAAGCCGCCGAGCATGCCGCCGATGAACGTCCCGATGCCCGGCATGATGTAGGTGCCGATGGCTTGGCCGATGGCCGAACCAGGCTTGCCTTGGCCCAGGCTGTAGATGGCCCCCAGGTAGCCCGCAGCAGAGCCGATGCCGCCGCTGAAGCCGGGAATGTCGCGCAACCATGTATCGACCTGGCCCACCGTGCGACCCAAGTCCATCATGTTGCCGCCCAGCGTGGTCCAGCCGCGGTTGATGGCTTCGGCGCCGGAGTTCCACAGCCAATCCGCACCGCCAGTGCCCCACGTGCCCCAGTTGGTCAGACCGCCGCCGCTGTTGGCAAGGCCATTGAGCATGCCCCCAGCGCCACCCACGGCTGCAGCTGGCCCGGTGCCCATCAGTCCACCGACCAACATCTGCACTTGAGGCTGCAGCACAAGCGTGGCGAACAGGCGTTTGAGGTACTGCGCAGCATCCTTGCCGCCGCCCATGATGTAGTCGGCCAGGGTGTCGCTGATGGTCTGCGCGGTGCGCTCCCAGTCTTTCGCAGCTTCGTCGGCGGCGCGTTTGTTGGCCTCGCGCGCTTCCTTGCTGCCAATCAGCCCCAGCAGTTCCCGGCGCGCATTGATCTCGCGTTGGATGGCCTCCCAACCCTCGGAGCCCTCGTAGAACCCCGCCTGCTTTTCCTCCAGGCGGGCGATGGCGACAAGTTCGATGGCCTCTGCCAAACTGACATTCAGTGCGTGCGAAAGCTCAATGGCCCGCGCCTCATCCTCCATCGAGTGGATGCGGTCCTGCACCGACTTGAGGGACTGGCGGGCGGCATCCTCTTGCGCGCGAATCCAAGCATCAATGCCTGCGGCCTCCCTGTTGCGTGCCGCCGCAATTTCCTGCGCGGCCTTCATCGCCTCGCGGGCCGCAATGTTCGCTTGCTCCGCTGCCTTGTGCTCGTCCAGGTAGCCCTCGATCACCGAGCGCTGCGCCGCACTGATGCCCTTGAGCGAGCCTTGCAGGTCTTCCGCGTACTTGATGCGCAGCTTCTGGTTCTCGGACAGCTTTGCGCCACCGGAGAGTTCAGCTTGCTCGGCGGCGATCTTCTCGCGCAAGGATTCCGTCAGGGATTTGTAGGCGTTGGCCTCTGCACTGGCGCGCGGCGCGGCCTTGTCCTTGTACTTCTCCTCGATGTTGGAGATCTCGGTCTTGAGGGCAGCCTGGAGCTGGAGCACGGCGTTGGTGTCGCCTTCCGCCTTGGCAATCAACTCTGCATTGCGCTTGCGAGCCTTGCCGATTTCCTCCTCGCGCATTTGAGCGCGAGTCTGGCGGCTGTTGTCGGAGAGGTACTTGTCCATCTCCGACTGAAATGCGGAGCGCTCCCGGTTTTGCCGCTGGACAACCGGGCTGTTGCCCATCCCCTCGGTGTAAACCTGAGGGCCGCCAAGCAGTGCGTCTTGCTCCTTTTTGGCCTGGCGCAGCTTCTCTACCAAACGCTCAGCATGGGCGTACGCCTCGCGCAGCATGAGGTTGCTACTGCCCTTCGCCCCGGAGGTACGCAAATCATCTAAGCTCCTCTCAGCCTGCTTTAGCTGGTTTCCGGTCTCTATGGCCGTGTATCCAATGGCCTGAACAGGGTTGATGAACTGGAGGGCCGCGCCAGCGCCCGCAAGCATCTGAGATGCGAAACCCTTCCCCTGCGCACGCGCGAGCTCCATAGAGACGGACACGCCGTCCATGGCGTCGGTGAGGATGGCAAGCTGCCCAGACCAGAACTGGCTTGCTCCGGAGTCACCAGAGTTCTTCTTTAGGCGTTCCCATGCTGTGTCGAACCGGTTCACCGCAGCGTCAAGGCGGTCCGCCGCCTTTTCTGCTGCACCGCCTAGGTTCTCCTCCAGAGCCTTGCCAAACTTGGGCAAGAAGTCCTCGGCCACGACTTGGCCTTGCTCCAGCATCTTGCCCAGTTCCGCCGTCGTGACACCCATAGCGCGTGCTGCGATTTGGAACGCGCCGGGCAGACGCTCGCCCAGTTGCCCCCGCAGCTCTTCGGCCTGCACAGTGCCCTTGCTGATCATCTGCTGCAGGGCCAGCAACACGCCGCTGGTCTGATCGGCGCGAAGGCCCATCACCGCCGAAGCCTTGGCAACGGACTCAAAGACCGCTGCAGCCTTCTGGCCTTCTAGCGCAGTACCCTTCGCCGCAGCCTGGAATTGCCCGTAAGCAGCGGCCGTGCTGGAAAACTGCAGTCCAAGGCTATTCGTCACCTTGCGCAGGTACTCGATTTCGCGCGCTCCATTCCCACCGGATGCAAAATCCAGCATGGTCTGCAGCCGCTGGGCAGAGGCGCTTGCCTCATACATAGCCATGGCTGCATCCTTCGCTCCGCGAACGATCGCGCTACCAACGAACGCAGACACCCCAGCGCGCGCAAGCGCCAGCATGGAAGCGTTCGACTCGTCGGCTGCGCCCTTCACCTCTCGCACGCCTGCGGCGGCATTACGTCCGGCAATGTCAATGGCCGCCATCTCTTTGGCCTTGGCAGTCATGCCGTCCATTGCCGCAGTAGTTGCTGATAGCGACCGCTGGAGGTCCACCATAGCTTTTGCCGCCGCGATGTGCTGCGCGCTATAGGCAGCGGCAGCCGCGCGAGCATCGTTCATGCTCGCCGCTTCCGCCGCGATGGACTGGGCCACAGAAGAAACAGAGCGCACGAACTGCTGCACGCCCTTTTCAGACGCCACCGCAGCCGCCCCAAGGCTCTTGATGCTGATCGCGCTCGCAGTGGAAGACGAGCTGAGCCTGTCCAGTTGGGCGGTATTGGCGCCGATGTTCTTGACGGACTTAGCCGCGCTATCAGCAGCCCCGCCAACCTTGCTCAGTCCGTCCGCCGTTTTGGCGGCGGTTCTGCCAACCGAATCAACAGCTTTCGGGGCGGAATTTGCCAAGTCATCAATGCTCTTGGCGGTCTTCTTCGCCGCGCCTTCTACCTGAGCCATGGCCTTTTCTACGGGCGCACCTTTTCCAGCGAGAACATCAAGGGCCTTGATGCCCTTATCGATACCGCTGGTGTCCATCGACAAGCCGATGGATTCGATTTCATTTGCCATGCGTGCGCCCAAAGAAAAAGCCCCGTGGCTTGCGACACGAGGCTCAAAATGGAAAAGGCCCGCACGGGGCGGGCCTTCGGAAGAATAACTAACTCACTGCGGTATTAGTGCGGTACCACAGTGTTTGCATTTGCGGGCGTCCTTCCGGACAAGTTCTCTGCATTCGGGGCAGCGAACATGAGTCTCTGCCGTAATCTTCTGGCCCGTCTCATCAGTGGCTGCGGCAGCCACCCCCCTCTTCGGGAACACCAAAACCAAGATCAGCCCAATCAACGGCGATAGCAAAGCTGCGATCAAAAACCAGCCAAAGCCGCTACGCCCCCGATTCCCGGCAATAACGCCGACCACCACTGCGCAGATGAGCCATCCAATGAAAATCTCCATACACCCTCCTTCCAGGATAGGGCATGCTACCTGATCGGCCCTATGCCATGCGCTCTCGGTCTTCACCTCCTGCCCGACCAATCAGCGATGACTTGCCAGCGCCTCGTGCACGGCATCAGGCCGGATTGCGGCGACACGCAGCAGCGCTTTCGCCGCACCAGATGGTTCACGGCGTCCTTGTTCCCAATCCTGTAAAGTCCGAGCGGAAACGCCCAGCATCCCGGCAAACTGCGACTGGGACAGTCCTAGCCTCTGCCTAGCCTCGGCTGCCGTGGTGATCTTCACCACGTTGACCTTGCCAACGTTGCTCGCTTTCACGTCGCGAATGGACTGGAGCAATTCAGCCCCAATGTCCCGCTTCGCGTCTCGCGTCTCCAGCTCTCGCTCATTCATTGCCACGGCCAAACTCCTCAGCGACTTGGCGCAGTATGTGCGCCGGGATGTTTTCTACGGCACCCTTGCCATAGATCACCAGCGCCACTACGACGCCGCTTGCGAGTCGGGTGGTGTAAATAACGCGCACACCGCCTCGCTTGCCCTTGCCTCCAGCGCCCCATCGGATCTTGCGGCAACCACCAGAGCCAGGGACAACGTCTCCAGCCTCCGGGTTGCCTGCGATGTAGGCCACGAATTCACCATGTTCGTCGTCTGACCAGTAATCCGGCCAAAACTTTGTGAACAGCGGAGACTCGATGACCGTGAGCAATTGCATGGCCCGATTATACGGCAATGCCGTATGGAAAGCTACTATTTCTCCTTCTTCGGCGCAAACTCATGCATGGTGGCGATGGCCTCAGCCTCCATCACCGCGAGCGCGTCATGCAAATCGTTCCATGCCTCGCTCTCCAGGCCTAGCCGGTCCATCATCGGATAGATGGCCTCCCATCGAAGGCCGTAGGGGACGGATCCCATTGGTGGCAACACCCACTTCGTGCCCACGCGCGAGAACAGCCCAAAGGCGGCTTCATTGTCTGGCCAGACCTCGACAATGGACGTCTCGTAGTCCTCCAGCTCGAAGCCTTCGGACTTGGCCTCCGACTCCGTGATCGGAGGCTCGTACAGCGCGCGGGCAAGGTCCTTCAGTTTCCCAGGCGGCCGTGAAACATTGCGGCATCGTAGGTGCCGAGAATCGCCTGGATCGCGCCGGGGAGAACGTCTTCCAGGGCCAGGAGGTTGTCAGCAGTGAAAGCGTCCTCCAACTGCCAGCCGGAGACGCCCTTGGTCACGAGCGCTGCAGCTTCCTTCATGCGGTCGCCCACCATCTGCGAGAACGAGAACTCCGCGTCTTTCAGCGGCTTGTCGTTGTCGCGGAGGTCTTGCAGGTGCGCGTCACGCAGCGCGAGCCATTCGGACTTGCGCATGCCCTTCGCGCGCATCTGCAGTTCCACCGACGTGCCGTCCAGGCGCGGCACGTTCACGGGCATGTCGAATTCGGGGGCAATGCCGCTCAGGCTCTTGATGCTGGCGGCGGGGATGGACTTTTGCTTGTCTTGCTTGCTCATAGTGGTCTTTCGCAGGAAGTAGATGCCCGTGCGCACCCTGGCCGTCCCTGCGAAAGGAACGAACCAGGATGCGTCGGTGCTGGGATGCCCTTGCGGGCGGGGATGGGATCAGGCCGCGTAGCGGGTGCTGATGTTCTGGGCGTTGAACGTGCCCTTGACGGTCACGGCCTGGCCTTCGGTGAGGGTTTCTTCCTCATTGAATGACACCTTGGCTGGAATCAGCGACACGGCGCCGGTCTTGGCGCGGCGGCGCACCACCGTGTCGGCGTTGGTGTCAGACAGCGTTTTCAGAGCCGTATAGGCAGGCGTGCCGATCATGTCGGCGTCCATGTCGAACGTGCGCTGAACAGCGTTGAAACCATCGTTCAGCACGATTTCCACGTCCGATTCGATGAACTTCACGTTCACAGTCTTGGCGTCACCGCCAGAGCTGGAGTGGTTCATGGTGCGGTCGAGGTCCACCCAGGTGGAGACTTTGCGCGCCGAGCCAACGCCACCGCCAGGGGTGAACAGTTCTGTGTTGCTGGTGTCGATGCCCTCCAGCACAAAGGCGTCCGTGGTCTGGCTCTTCACGCGAGCCGCGCGGAAGTTCAGCCGGCCCCAACCGCTGTAGATCAGCAGGATGTCGCCGACGCTGTAGCCGTGAGCAGTGCTGGAGCACGATGCCTCGGCGGCGTTGGTGATTGCGGAGATGGTCTTCGCGGTTGCGAGGACGGTAGCGACGGAGTGAACCGTGCCATTCGGCGTTCTGGCCATAGTGGTGCCTTTCTTTCGGACGAAAAAAAACCGCCTTTCAGCGGTTGGTTGCGCCCTCATCGGGCATGAATTGCCCTTACGGGCGGGAAATAAAAAAGCCACCCGGAGGTGGCAACCACGAAAGAGCGGTGTGGTAATCAGTGGAGAGGAAGGCCCGGCTGCATCTCCGCGGCAAGGGATGCGCGCTCAGCCCTGATGCCAGGCAAATCTTTCTTCCGGTCCAGCATCAGATGAGACCCAATGGAAGCTTTGGCCGCCGATGTCGCATCGCGGGTTTCCAGCGCGAGGCGTCGGTTCCACAAGGTGAAGGCCATGCGCTCAAGCTGTTCTGTCAAGCTGTCGAAAGCGGCAATGAAGCGCTCTTGCCATTCCTCGGCGCCGCGCAACTTGGTCGCCATGGCGATAAATCCGTTCTTGGTCATCAGGATTTCGGGCCGAGGCTCGCCCTTGGCGTCGAGATATTCAACCACCTGAAAATTCAGGGCGATGAAATCTTGAGAGTGGCGCCCCACGATTCGCGATTGATACAACTGCAGGATGTTGTCGTGACGCTTGTTGAAGCGCCGCGCCATCTTGCGACTGGAAGTCATCGGCTTCCCATCGTTAAGCGATACCAGTTCAGTGATTTCTTGCATACATGCTCTTTCATGGTTCAGAAACGAAAAAACCGCCTCAAGGGCGGTTTGCGGGGCCGGTCTTGCGCCGGTTAGGTCGCGATGAACGCGATCCAGGGGACTGACACGGGAACATGCCAACGGTTGCCATCAGGCATCCCGCCGCCGATCTTGGGCGTGTCGTTGATCTCCACCCGCACAGTGCCTTCGGTCAGGTACAGCACGGGCTTGAAGTGGTCGCGGATGGCCTGCGCCCGGGTCATCGCAGGCACCCGGCCGGCGTCCAGCGGATAGAACAGCGAGACCTGGAAGATGCCGCGCTCCTGGACCATGCTGCGCTCCAGGTCCATGTCCAACGGCGTGTTGAGCAGGTGGTGCAGACGCTGGTACGGCACGCCATCCACTGGGCCGAATGCCTTGTTCTCCACTGCAGTAGCGATGGCGGGCGCCATGGACAACAGGCGCTTTTCCAGCGCGGTTTGGATGAGGGCGATGCTCACTTGATGCTCTCCACGGCCTTTCTCACGGCGTCGCTGTAGGCTTGAACAGTAAGACGAACCATCCCGGAGGGCGCTTGCTGTGACCAGCCGTTTTCAAGGCGGCGGGCATACGGGAGGCTTTGCGTAAGCCAAATCGTTTGCCCTGGCCGCCACCCCTCCAAAGCCACAGCGGTGCGCCCCAATGCGCCCTGCCCGCTTTTGTCTGGCGGCTGACTGGTATCGGTGTTGATGCCCCCGATCCCGCAGGCCCAGTTGCCCTTGAAACGGCCGGTATCGACGGGGCTCTTCTCGATCATCCCGCTTTGCAGCTCCAGCGCGGCGCGGCGCACCACCAGGGCGGCCTTGTCGCCAGCGCGCTCGCAGAGCTTGTTGAGGTTCTCGGCAAAGCCCATGCTCACCTCCGGACGATCATTGTCACCAGCACCGAAGTACCGGCCGGGGCGAGGTTCTCCACACGCATGATGGTGTAGGTCTTGCCCGCCCAGGCGAGCCTTTGCGTGGGCTCGGGGATGGTCAGTCCCACGGCGGACAGGTAGGCCTGCTCGTCAGTCGCCAGCACAGTGGTCCCATCCACCAGTTTCTGATCCACAGGGAACACTACTGCAGTCACGTCCTGCGTCACCGTAGTGGTCACGTAGTCGCCGGTCTCAGGGTCGTACTCGCCGCCCTGCTCAGTGCGCGTGACCTGGCCAGGGGCGCCAAACTCGCGCAGGATCTCTTCGACCGTAGCGGCCATGTCGGCGTAGAAGGTCATGCCGATTCCGCCTTTCTGTCAGGCTCCGGCTTCCAGGTGATGCGCCGCGCCTTCAGCGTACGCCTGCCCTTGGCCAGGGCCTTAATCAGGCGGTGCCGGCCATCAGCGATGTCGCCATTCCAGTCCAGCAAGATAGGGCAGGTCAGGTCTGCGTCCATGCACTTTCGAACATGGACAGCGAGGTCCAGAATCGTCGCGCCCTGCCAAATCACATCGCCAACAACCAGCGCAGCCACGGGCACCTCGAACACCGGCAGATCCTTGGAGTCATCCACAAGGCGGGCTACGGAGTAGTGATGGCCTTCGCGGTCACAGTACCAGTCCTGCAGCGGCTCAGGCTTGCGGAACGTGACTTTGGGCGGCTTGCTCACGCGTCCACCGTCAATGCCACAGGTGGCATGGTGTTGCCCACCACCCACAACGCCAGAGGCTTCCCGGCATTCAAGGAAGCCAGTTCCTCAGCGGTCGGCATCCAATAGCTGACCACGGCGGGCACGCCATCGCACTCAGTCCGGGTGATGGGCAGTGCGCCGCACGGCAGTTCGTTCTGATCCCACCCTTTGGGCGCACCGAGAACAGCGTTATTGGTCGGATGCTGGTGTCGATTCATCTCACGCCCTCACAAGTCGCACCATGCCCGCCATGCCATCGGTCAGGCCGCGAAGCAGGTCATCGAGGATGGCGAAGCGGGTCTGCCCGCCATTCCGCACGTTCGTGTCGTACGCGACGGTGATCGGTCCCACGGTCTTCTCAGTCACCACCGCGGCGGATACATCGGCACTTAGTGCCCCCGACAGCGCACGCAAGGCGGCCTCGCAGCACGCGGCCTTGACGTTCTTGTGCACGGGATCCAGGTACTCGGGCAGGATGCTGTAGCGCGTCAGCAGGTACTGCGTGGCGCGGCGAAGGGCCGCTTCCCTCGCCTCGTCCGCGTCAGTCCAGCCAGCGTGCCCCATGTCGGCGCAGTACGCATTGGCATCCGCCAAGCTCACCAGGCTGTCGTAGCCTTCTGCGGGGGCGACGATCAGGGCCATATTCAGGCCTTCGCGGGGCGGCCGCGCTTCTTGGCTTCGACCAGAACTTCGGGCTTGGTGATACTCAGCGCCCGCAGTTCGTCCGTGGGCCAGGATTCATCGAACTCAACGCCCTTGGCCTGCAGCTCGGCGATCAGGATAGCGCGCTGCTGGGCCTCGGGGAGCTTGCCGTCTGCCGAATCCAGCAACACATGAATTGCCGGGTCGAAGTCTTCCTTGTTCACCAGCACGTATTCGCCCTGGCCTTCGCCCCAAGGCTTCACTTTGATCGTTTCCATGTCAGTCCTTTCAAGGCATGCCGGGGCCGAAGCCCCGGCGAAACATCAGCCCAACAGCAGGCCGATGTGTTCCTTCTTGATGGCGGCGCAGCCCCAGGCCAGTGCGATTTCGTATTGCATCTGGCGATACTGGGCGTACATCGAGACCTCGAAGGACAGGCCCGTGAGGGGGTCGGTGATGACCATGCGGTCCACCGCCGAGTCGCCCTGAGCAGGCAGCGCTGGGGCGCGGGTTGCCAAGGCGATGGCCGAGCGGGCAAAGAACATGTTGCGCGCGCTGGCAGCAGACACGGTGATGTTCGTCGCGGCGGCTGGGATCGCTTTCATCAGGCCGGGAGCCTGAATCGTGATCGAACCACCGTTGGACACATCGGCATCACCGGTCACCACCACGTACTTGTTCGGGTCGCCCGCGAAGCTGATCACGTCGCCAGCCAGGATCGTGCCCGTACCGGCCGAAGCCAGGGTGATGGTGGTGGCGCCCACGGCATAGCCCGCCGCGTTCGTGGTGGCCGATGCACCGGTGCCAGCAGTGAAGCTCTTGACCTGGGCCGACTGGCGCAGCGCGAGGTTTTGCAGGCGGTCGGTAATGCCGTTGCGCAGCATGTCTTCGCGACCGGACTCGTTCACCTTGAACAGCACGGACTGCTTACCGCGCAGGTTCGCCATAGCCGCGGTGCCCAGCACGAGCTGGAAGTCCAGGCCCTGCGCCCCGTTTTCTTCGAGGATGCGCAGCGCACCGGCCGAATCGCTCAAGTCGGCGGCAGTGCCGAACGGAGCAGTGCCGGGCGTGCCGTAGGCGCGGGAGGCGTTGATGTGCAGCGAAGCCAGATCGGATTCCACTTCGTTGACCAGCGTCCGCATGCCCTGCTGGAATTGGTTGGACAGGATAGCGTTGTAGCTGGCGCCGTTGTTGTCCAGGCCCAGCTTTTCCTCACCATTCCAGCGCACCGGCACGCGGCGAGCCTTGGTGATGGTCATGGGCACATTGCCAATGGTCTGGTCTCCGTCATTCGGGGGCGTCACGGCAGGCGTGATGTCCGATGCAGTCGCCGCGGGCACGACAGGCGACATGACCGTCTGGCCCACGGCGGCGCGGGTGTAGGTCATGTCGGAAGTCACGGCAGGGATGAAGCCCACCAGTTCGCGGGAAACCACGTCCAGCGCGTTGTAGAGCGTGGGGATGAGGGAGGTCAGGGTGTTTGCCATGATTGGCCTTTCAGAAATGAAAAAGGCCGCTCATTGCGGCCCATAGTTGGAAGAGGTGGCTTTCAGTCCGTGACGGTCGTTCCCGCCTTTATCGCCGTAGCGCGTGCGGCGGGGTCGAGCGCTTCGAACTGAGCGCGAGCCATGGTTTTCTGCCCGCCAGCGCCATTGCTGCTTCCTGCGCCACCACCAGATGCCCCCGACCCCTTGAGGATCGATGCCTTCTGCGGGTGGCTGTCCACCAGAATTTCCAGCGATTCCTCGAAGTCGGCAGGCTCACCGTGACGAGTGCGGCTGAACATTTGCTGTCCGTTCGCATCCTTCGCGACGATCTTGCCGCCCTCCACCGTGAAGTGCTTGCCGAAGGCCGCCTGCACAAAGTCGGCCGGCATGGCCACCTTGTCGGCAATAAACTTCGACCGTGCGAACGCCCCACCGATCTTCTCGTTGAAAAGGTCGGCCTTGAGCGTGTCACGCTCCTGCACGATGGGCTCGTACTGGGCCTTCACGGACTTGATGGCCTCGTCCTTCACCCGCTCGACTTCTCCGGCGTCAACCAGCTTTTTGTCGTCCAGGTTTTTGACGGTGTTCAGGGCCTTGATCGCCGCAGCGGGATCCGTGATGCCTTCGAATGCCTTGACGGCAGCCTCAGCTTTCTCGGCACGTTGACGATGGCCCATGGCCTCGCCGTTCAGGCGGGATATGGTGGAGACGGTGGCGTCGCCGTCGAAAGGAGCCTCCTTGCCATCAGCACCCACGAATACGGGGAGCTTTTGGCCGTTGACTTCTTGCAGAACGATGGCGCCGTTGGCGTCGAATTTGAATGGCATGGTTGCTGTTTCCTTGGGCATCCGCCCTCAGTACGGGTAGGCCATCCGGCCCGAAGCGCCCTCCCCCATCCGGGTTCAGGCAATGAAAAACCCGCCGCGATTGCTCGGGGCGGGTTGTTGGGTTGGTCGTGCGACCTGAATCGGTTACTTCACAGCCTTCGGCTTCGTGCGCCTCGGCTTGGGTTCCTTCGCCAGCTTCGGCGGGCTTGGCATCATCGGTGTCCAAATACCTTTGCGATGGCAGTCGTAGCACACCCTGTCATCGCAAACCGTGCCTCGGTGGTACTTGCCCTGGCCGTCAATCCATGAGCCGTTGACAACCGTCATGATGGAGCGGCTACCGCACTTGGGGCACTGGATGGTGCCTGGCGGGCGCGGCATGCGCTTGACGCGTTCGATCACCGCCTGCTTGGCGTCTGGTTCAGCGGGAGGGACTATGCGGAGGTCAGGGATCAAAGCGTGATCCACTTGCCAGCCATCTGGTCTCCACGCCCATCGTATTGAGGCGTTTCGTCAGCCTGAATCTGCGGCTTATTTACCGGCTCCGGATCGCCCTGCGAATTGCAACCCGCATACACATGCAGCTCGCGCTCTTCTGCGCTCAGC